TATGAAGGCGATATCGGGATTATCAAAGCAGATGAGACCTTGCGATACGACGAGCTGCTCACTACAGTTTTGTTTGTTGTCGATCTTGGCCCAGACTGCTACATGGACAAGGCAAAGTTTCCAACTGGGCCTTGGTGTCAAAAAGGCGATTTTGTGTTGACTCGACCCAACGCAGGCTCACGCCTACTCATCCACGGACGTGAATTCCGCATCATCAACGACGACTCAGTCGAAGGTGTTGTAGAAGACCCCCGTGGCATCAAACGCAAATAAGGAGCGTACATGTCAAAATTTGGCGGTGAATATAAGTTTCCCGATGAACTTGAGGACGATAAAGTCCAAGAGGTAAATATCACTATTGAGGACGATGAAGTCGAAGTAAAGATTGTCGATGACACTCCCCAAGTAGATCAATTTGCAACACCTCCACTAGACGACGATACTCAGCAAGAACTTGAAAAAGCTGATGAGTCTGAGGAGTACAGCAAAAACGTAAAAGTCAAGTTCAAGCAGTATAAAAAGGCTTGGCATGACGAGCGGCGCGCAAAAGAATCAGCTCTTCGTGAACAACAAGAGGCGCTGACAGTAGCTGAACGGATCTTAGATGAGAATAAAAAGCTCAAATCTATGATTCAAACTGGCGAAAAAGAATTAATTTCCACGTATCAAAGTTCTGCGGAGATGGAAGTTGACAAAGCTGAACGGAATTACAAGGAGGCTTATGACTCTGGAGATTCTGACAAGCTTTTGTCTGCTCAGAAGGAGTTAGTTCGGGCAGAAATGAAGCTTGATAAAGCAAAGAATTTCAAGCCTACTGTACAAGTTGATGAAAATCGTGTACAAACTACCCAAACTAACCAGCCTGCAACTCAGCAGATGGATCCTAAGGTCGCTAACTGGGTCTCGAACAACCCGTGGTTTGTAGACCGAAACAAATTAGCGATGCGCAAATTTGCTGAAGGATTCCACGAAGAACTTGCAGAACGGTACGGACGTGGATACATAGGTACTGACGAGTATTACGGCAGTATCGACAAAGAAGTCAGACGTAGATTTCCAGAGGAATTCTCGGCTGCTACAAACAACGATGAGGAAAAACCTCAACGTACGAAACCAAGCACAGTTGTTGCACCTGCTAAACGTAGTACCGCCCCTAAACAGGTCGTGCTAACAAAGACACAAGTTGCCTTGGCTAAAAAACTCAGATTAACCAACGAGCAGTACGCCCGTGAAATGATGAAATTGGAGGCCTAAGATGGCAACAGACGTAAAAGCAGCAGAAAGCAGATTGTCGCGCGAAATGCAGAGTAGAGAGACGCAAGCACGCCCTAAACAGTGGCAACAAGCGGATCTTCTTCCCGAACCTGATAAACAGCCGGGATATGCGTACCGATGGATACGGGTTACAACTTTGGGCAAAGCTGACCAACGCAACATTACCGGCAAGTTCCGGGAAGGTTGGGAGCCAGTGATGGTCGAAGAGCAGCCTCAGTTTCAAATGTTAATCGACCCCGATAGTCGATTTAAAAATAATATCGAAATTGGTGGGCTGTTGCTTTGCAAGTGCCCGGCTGAGTTTATGCAGCAGCGTGATACACACTTCACAGCAGTTACAAAAGCTCAAGCGGATGCTGTAGACAATAGCCTAATGCGCCAAAGTGACCCGAGGATGCCTCTCTTCCGAGAGAACAAGTCTTCGACAAGCTTTGGCAAAGGTGTCTAATTCAAGGAGTTTTTAAATGGCATATCCTGTCGTATCAGCTCCATACGGGCTGTTGGCACAGAATCTGATTGGTGGTCAAGTATTTGCGGGTTCTACTCGCATGTACAACATCCAATACGGTTATGCAACCAACATCTTCTATGGTGACTTTGTTGTTCTATCTCGTGGCTTTGCCACACGCGCCTCGGTTGGTACTGGCACTACTTTAAACCAGACCGTTGGTATTTTCTTGGGCTGTACATACACCAACCCCACAACTAAGCAAAAGTTGTTCTCCCAATATTGGCCTGCAAGCACCGCCGCCGGTGACTGCCAAGCTTATGTGTTGGATGATCCTGATGCTGTGTTCAAGGCTGTTGTGTGTTCTTCTGGTACTACCGTGGCTTCTGGCGCTATGGCGATGATTGGCACTAACCTGTCAGCTATCAACAACACCGGTAGCACCACCACTGGCAACTCTGCCAACGCCGTTCTGGCTCCTTCTGCTACTCCTGTTACCACCACCTTGCCTTTGCGCATGATTGGTTTGGTTCAAGAGACGCAAGTTTCGTTGGGTACAGCTACTTTCAGTGCGGGTACAACTACCCTGACCGTCAGTGCCCTGCCTTACGCATTGCCAGTTGGTACGGACGTTTCTGTATTGACCACAGGTGGTCAAGTTGCACAGACGGGTTCTTTTGTGGCTACCGCAGCAGCCGCTGGCGATACATCCGTTGTGTTGAACCAAGCCGCTACGTTCACATTGAACTCTGGTGTTTACACATCGACTGTGGTTTTCACTCAGTATCCTGAAATTTTGGTTAAGTTAAACCAAGGTTTGCATGGCTACTATTCCGCCACTGGCGCATAAGGAGTTATTTAAATGGCTATTTCACGCGCACAACTACTGAAGGAACTCCTTCCCGGACTGAATGCTTTGTTTGGTCTGGAATATGCTCGCTACGGTGAAGAACATAAAGAAATTTATGAAATCGAATCCTCTGAGCGTTCTTTTGAAGAAGAGACCAAACTGTCCGGTTTCTCTGCTGCACCAGTCAAAAACGAGGGTTCTGCCATCGCTTATGACAATGCACAGGAAGCATGGACTGCTCGCTACAACCACGAAACCATTGCTTTGGGTTTCTCACTGACCGAAGAGGCCATTGAGGATAACTTGTACGACAGCTTGTCTGCTCGTTACACCAAAGGTCTGGCCCGTGCTATGGCTTACACCAAGCAAGTTAAAGGCGCTGCTGTTATCAATAACGGCTTCTCTGCTAACTACACTGGTGGCGACGGCGTTTCTCTGTTCAGCACTGCTCACCCGCTGATTAACGGTGGAACCAACTCCAACCGTCCTTCCACCGCTGCTGACTTGAATGAAACTTCGTTGGAAAACGCTGTTATTCAGATCGCTGCTTGGACAGACGAGCGTGGCCTGTTGATCGCTGCTAAGCCTAAGAAGTTGATTATTCCTCCTGCATTGCAGTTCGTGGCTACCCGCCTGTTGGAAACCAGCCTCCGTGTTGGCACTACCGACAACGACATCAATGCTCTGAAGAATAACGGTTCTATCCCTGAGGGATACACACAGAACCACTTCTTGACCGACAACAATGGTTGGTATCTGACTACTGATGTACCTAACGGTATGAAGATGTTTGTCCGTACTCCGCTGGCTAACAGCATGGACGGCGACTTCGACACCGGTAACGTGCGTTACAAGTCCCGCGAGCGTTATTCGTTCGGCTGGTCTGATCCGTTGGGAGTCTACGGCTCTCCCGGTTCGTCCTAAAAAGACTGAAAAGGAGGCCTTGTGCCTCCTTTTCTTTTGGTGTATATTGAAGTCATTCCGGGAAACCCGGTGTATCAAACAGTCCCGGCTGACTGACATGCAAGATTGATACGCTACAACGCATGGAGATATTCTTATGGGATTCGCAACTCACCTTGGCCCTTGGTTGTTGGGCACTGTTAAAAATACAACTGGCACTACCGCAGGCACTATCCGCAATATGGGCGCTACGATTGTTTCTCAGTCGTATACCGCTGCTACAGCCACCATCTTGGCATCCCCTGCCGCAGTGCAGATGTTTACTCTGCCTGCTGGCGCAAAGATTCTTCGCTTTGACATTGAAGTTATTGTTGCTTTAACTGGCGCATCAAACTGCGGTGTCACTATTGGAACATCTGGAACTGCTAACTTCTACATGACTTCTGTCAATAGTGGAACTTCTGCTGTTCAGACTTCACCTGCGACTATTGCCGCTGCAACGCAAGCGGCTAAGACTAACAACGTAGGCGCTACAGACGCAATCATCTACGGTACGTTCACAGCAGCTACTGCTGACGCAACCGCAGGCTCAATTGTGGTTACTGTTGAGTACGTTGTCCGCGATTCTGACGGCTCTGCTAACCCTTCACAGGTTTAATTGATCTTGGGGGCTTCGGCCCCCTTTTAAAAGGAGATTGATTATGATGCAGACAGACGTAAAAAGCGGCGCGGCAGCAGCCAATGCAACCACTACCATTTTTGCTGGCCCAGCCCGTATCAAGGGTATATCCATCAGCTATTCAACGGGTGCAACGGTTGTTCTGAATGATGGCACAGCCGGTACAGCTATGTTTTCTTTTACCGCGCCAGCGGCTGCGGGTTCTATCTACATGATGTTCCCCGGAGAAGGCATTAGATGTAGTACTAATATTTCTGCCGTGGTATCTGCGACAACAACCGCAGTGGTGTTCTATGGCTAAAAAAACTCCCTCCCTTGCAATTGGTCGTGGTGAAAAACTACCCGCTTCCAAGGGGGCGGGTTTGACTGCCAAAGGCCGTGCCAAGTACAACGCAGCAACAGGAAGCAACTTGAAGGCTCCACAGCCCGGAGGCGGCAAGCGCAAGGATTCTTTCTGCGCACGTATGTCTGGTATGCCCGGCCCGATGAAAGATGAAAAAGGCAAGCCTACCCGCAAGGCGGCTTCTTTAGCAAGATGGAAGTGTTGAGGTAATCATGGCAAAAATCGGCAAACGACCAACGGACGACCAATTGCTTGAAGGCGGCGGCGCGGGTGCGGGTATGGGCCGCTCTAACAACACTACGTTAATGCCCCGATTAAATAAGCCCGAAATAGAAGGATATACATACCGTTCTCCAAGCCAAACAAACGCTAGAAGCTTGCTTCCACATCCGCGTGAAAACGTGGTTGAATCGCAAAGAGCAGATATTGATCGTATTGGTCGAGGTCTTAATGCGTCTGGTAAAACAGAACGGGGTCGTCTTGCGCAGCAAGAGGCCGCAGGACGGGCAATTACACGCACAACAGGCAGAGCGGCAGGTGTAGGTGCTGCGGGAATTGCTGGCGCAGAAATTGGCGAAAGGATGCGGGATAATGACTCTGAAGATAAAAAAGACGACGAAACTCCTTCTCGCGCAGGCATGGGTGAAATCATGTCTGGTAAAGGCATGAAAAAAGGTGGGAGCGTTTCCAGTGCATCTAAACGTGCTGACGGCTGCGCAACTAAAGGCAAAACAAAGGGTAGGTTTGTCTAATGGACATCAACACAATTTGGTCTGCTGGCCTTTCAGCTTTGCTTGGCGGCTTTTGGTTTTTCATTCGTGAGAAGCTCGAAGATGTCAAACGAGTTGAGCGACTGCTCAACATAACCCGCGAGGAGATTGCCCGTGATTACACAACTAATGCAGAGGTTCAGAGAATTACTGACCACATTGACCAAAGGTTTAATCGCCTTGAAGCAAAAATTGACCAGCTTATTCAAGCGGGGAAGTGATGCCAAGCAGTAGTGCGAAGCAACACAGATTCATGGAAGCGGTGGCCCATAACCCAGCGTTTGCCAAGAAAGCAGAAGTTCCACAATCCGTGGGCAAAGATTTTTCAACTGCCGACAAAGGCAAAACTTTTAAAAGAGGTGGCGAGATGGCTACAAAGATGGATCCGAAAATGATGGCTGCTCTGATGGCTAAGAAAAAAGGCGCTGCTCCTCGCGCTACTATGCCTGCTCCCCCTGCCCCTAGTGGTGGTATGGGCGGTGGCATGGGCATGATGAAAAAAGGCGGCGGCGTCAAGAAGATGGCAACAGGCGGTCTAGCTGCGGCTCACAAAGCGGCTGATGGCGTTGCTACCAAAGGCAAAACCAAAGCGATGCAAGTTTCCATGTCTGGTAACAAAGGCATGAAAAAGGGCGGCAAAGTCTGCTAATTTAGGAGAACAACATGGCAACAAGCGCATTTGGTAAAGCATTCCGTGCAGCCCGCGATGCAGGCAATACAGAATTTGAATTTGGTGGGAAGAAGTACAACACCAAAATGAAGGGTGACTCCGCCCCTGCCAGTAAAGCATCTTCAAAAGTTGATATGGAAGCTTTAGAGGCTAAAGGTCTAACTAATCAAAAAACTCAGCAAGACGAAGAAGAGAAATCTTCAACTGGGCCAGATAGTGCGTCAAAAAACTTAGGCTCTGCTGTTGGATCACGAAAAGTTCAACCTGATTTTACGCTGGGTAAAACACCTACAAGTGAACAAGCTGCTGCAAATCGTGGGGCTGTTGCAGACGCGGTAAAAGAAGTTGCATCTGATGTTACGGATTATGCAAATAAACCTTTCCTATCTCCAATGATGCGTAAAGCGGAAGAAAATAAAGGCAAAACATACCGTGATTCAAGCGGTAAAGTTCAAACGGCGACGGGAATGAAACGTGGTGGCGCGGTCAAGAAGATGGCTTCAGGTGGTATGGCTTCCAGTCGTGGTGACGGTATTGCTCAGCGAGGTAAGACTCGCGGAAAGATGTGCTAAATCATGGCAAAAGATAAAGTTTATACACAAGACATGGG